AATTTCATATTTTACATTGTATCCAAAATGTAATAATTTATCACTTAAAAGTTTTGCGACACTATGATAATATCGCTCATCATAGGTTTCGGATGGATTGCATGTAGCCCATTCGACACTATATTTTCCATGTTCAATTGAATCATTAATTCTTGCTTCAATTGAAATTAAATATCTGTCAACTTCTCCATTCTTATTTTTTGAAAATGTTTTAAAATATGCATCAGATGCAGTAATCATTTTTTATCCTTCATTTCGCAATATCCTACAACAATTTGCTCTAAAAGTCAATAGAAGTAGAAAAATATGAAGTGCTCAATTAATCCATTAATTTATTTAATTCTTCATCAATTTGATTTAATGGAGTTTTCGTGCTGTCTCTAGACGTATATTCTTTAAGGAATGGACGGTGAGCATTTATTGTAGACTTATAATCTGTTTCCAAATAAATCCATCGTCCTTTTCGTGATGAGTACCTGTGTAAACGTGCTGGAATAGAATTACCTAATCTTGTATACGTCAACCTATGATAATCTCCATTTGCAGGAGTAGTAGGGAAATCATCTCCAACAGTAAACGGTAATCCATTAGGAGGCATAGCATCTACAGCAGACGGGTCCGTAGGTTTGCCCGGAGCATTTCGGCCCAAATTATTAATATTCTTATTCAATCTTCCAGAAGCGTAATCTCGCAATTCTTTTGAAAGTACAGGAATATCTGCCATATCCGTTCCTTCCACTGGTACATCTTTCTTTTTCTTTGAACGAATATTATCGGAAATATCCATATAATCTTGGTATTTCTTACCATCGTTTCCATCATTACCATCAAACAAGTTTGTGTTGTCTGTGTCAACAGTCAATTTGCCCATCACATCTTGTGTCTCTTGTGACGCTAATAACGGTTTAGCTATAATCTTATGTACTGTAGGTTTCCATGCCGCTGTAAATCCTGAAGCAGACCACATAACATCCGTTACTTCCAAATACTTGTCAATGGGTCTTAATGTTGAAGAATACTGTCGTTCACTTTCTACCAATAGTATATCACCTATCACTATAGGTCTTCCCAGTCTCTGTACACATTGTGAAAATGATACATCAAAACTAAAAATATCTCCTACCTGATTAAATCCAAACCTATCAAACATCGTAGAAAATTCTTGAGGCGTATAAGTTCCTTTAACTAAAATAGGAAACTCATTATAATCTCGATCACGATTTTCTAATAATATTTTATCTTGAATATTGAACAAACTAGTCGCTTCGTATTCTACAAATTGCAATGCTTTGACTGACCAATAATCATTTGCTCCGCCATTAAATTGTAATGGTCTAATTCTCCAAAACCTTGAAGGAACTGTTCTACGGAAATTTATTGTAACCAAACCATCACAATCTTTTACGTTTACTTGAGCAACACCATACCATTTTTGTCCATTCTCAGAACGTTCTATACGCAATTTTGTAACACGATTTTGAGCATCACATCCTTGCATTATTTTTATAGAAGAAATATCTTTCATGACTTCTGTAGGAAGTCCATAACGCTCTCTACCATTTCTTAATTTAATTGGACCAAAATCATATCCAATATAAGATTGTAACACATTCTGTCCCATAGCAGATGAACGCCATTCTGTAATAAATTTATCAAATGCATTACTAGCAGGATTGTTTCCTAGATCACCTGATGATATCGGTGTTCCACTCCCTGTAACATCTTGTAACGATCCTTGTTCATGGATACCTAACAATTTAAATACTTGTAAATTTGTTCCAGCTATATTCAATTGTTCTTCAATATAATCATCAACAATACAATCATCGTCAGATTGTGTCAAATCCCATACTGGACAATTCTCAACCTCTGGACAAATCTTTCCGGTTGGTCCTACAACACAGCCACCATTCCCTGTACCATCGTCATTATCAATCCCATTATCATCAGGAAGCAAAGCACAATTTCCCTCATTTTCCAAAGGATCGTTTATTTTGTATTCGCATTTTGGATCAGGAATGACAACATTTTCTACATTCGTAGATTCTTGTTGAGTGTCTGAAATATTACAAGATGTACAATTACCCATTAGATTTCTTGATTCTAATGAATATTTATGGATTATCAAATTTCAAACATAATATAGCATTTACTATATTTATAAAACTCAGCCCATTACGAAATGAGTTTTCATGCCTATATCCACAATATCTTGCATAGCCTTAGATTCTATCTCTTCGATTAGTGTCATACGTTCAGCATCCACTTGTGCTTGAAGTTCAGAAGCATTAAGAACAGTCGTTCCATTAGGTCCGGGAAGCGATTGAAATTTACCACGAATCTGAGCCAACATTCCTTTAGCTTCATTCAACGCCCAACGTTTCAACCAATATGCTGTTTCACGATCTGTCATCAATTCTTGTTCTGTACGTTCAATGATAGCTTCAACCAATACACGCTCACCAGAACGTGGAACTTGGTATATTTTTAATTCTCTAGAACGTTCTAACCATTGATACATGATTCTAGAAGCAAACAGTGTTTCTAATTCTTCAACATATGCTGAAGTCATATGAAAGGTTAACATGTCAAAGGTACCAAGTGTATATAACTGTTGCAGCGCAGCATACGCGAAGTTATCATTTTGACTGTATGCGGTTCTGAAAGCACCGGCTTTTGTTCTACGTATTGCTAATACATCTACAATTTTATTGAAACCTACACATTTGTTTGTAAGCGTATAAATTTGTTGATTGGACCGCAAATTCATAAAAAACATTCCACGCTTATATGAATATGTTGAATGTTTTCTTAACATTAATAATGCATTATCAATACAAAGGTCGATCTGTTGTTTAGACAGTTCAGATTTTATCGCAGGGTATCCTAACAACATTCTTAATTCTGAATGTAATTGTCTGCGTTCATCTGGACTGCCATCGTCCCCAACGCCAAGTTGTTTATACATTACCCCAGCATCTAATCCACTCCCACCTTCCATAGGATCACCATAGATAATGGAATTAGATAAAGAAGATAATAATGTATTTTTAGATTCTAATACTTCAAATTCTTCATGACATCCAGTTTTACTAGTTTTAAATACTAATCTTTCATATTTGTTATCGCAAGATCGTTTTTGGAATTCTACATACAAATAAGGCTTTTCAGGAAGCCAAGCAGTGCCTGACCATCTAAACAATAATTTGTCAACAGAATTATACCATAGGTCATCTATACGTGGAAGAATAGATTGATCATATAAACATACTTCTGTCCAACCACTCAATTCCATTCTATATAATTTTTTATTTGTTGTGTCAAACCACAGCATTCCTTCAAATACAAGATACGGATCATTTGAATATTGAATTATATGAATAGTATTCCAACTCGTTCCATCATATCCAAAATAATCGCTTCCATTCCACCACACGGAACCGGTAGGAATTATTCTAGGATCAACCAAAGAAAATATCGTATCTACTTTTTGACAATTATCAGGACCAATTAAATATATTTCTCCATCACTAGTTACCCATGCAGAATGTTCTATTAATACTGGAGGCGTAATAGGGTCAATAGTTTGTCTATAAAAGTTTTGTACTGTGATCCATGAATTTGATACATTTTCCCACACATAAAGATCATCAATCGTTTCAGATGAATTCCACCATAAATCACATGATTTTCTATTTTTAGGGTTTGTTGGAAATGATACAAAACGCAATTCATCCCAATCAATATTCATCAGATTTCTTTCATAAAATTTATTTAATTTAGTATCATACCATTTTGTACCAGCTACAATATCATAAGGAAGATCATCAGGAAAATTGCCTGAATCATTAGAAGGCACATAGAGCACTCCAACCAATGTAGACCATTTATCATTGACCATCTGTTTTATTTTTGATTGTTTTTCATCATACCAATAATTGCCATTCGTTAATAAATTAGGATCAATATCATAATATATTACTAATGCATCATCCCATGATTGTGTTTTTTCATTCCATTTAAAAAATTCGTTTAATTCATTGTTAAACCAATAATCTCCAACATTCAATTCAGGAGGAAATTGTGGGTTTCTATCAGAAAATATTGTATTATAATCACACCAATGATTGCCTTCCCATACGCGAACAGTTATTCCATCAAACCAAATATCGTAATTATCTAATTCTGTAGGAGGATCATCACTACGAATAATATCTACTATTTCCCATCCTGTATTTTCATATCGGCGTAATATTCCATCGCTGCCTATCCAATACGTTCCTAATACCGGAATTCGTGGATCATGATCTAATTCAACATATTCTACATTTTCAATTTTATGGCCTGACCATTTATAAACAATTGAATCTTTTAGAAAATAATCCCCACTGTGTTTTGGATACGGACCTTGAAACGGACTTTCAATTGCCATAAATTGTCTATTAATTTCATCAACTAACATTCCATATGTTAATGCTTTTTCTCCATTAATGATAAAATCTCTAACTTTACATTCTACTTTTATCGGCAATGTATAGTCTGTTCCAGCCACTAATCCTGTTCTGGTTTTAAGAGTAATTGGCTCATGTGTATACACTGATATATCATGTGTAGCAGGGTAATCTTCTGTCGTAAATGATTGTGTTCCTGTCGGGAGAGAATATGCATGTACCCCTTCTCTGTGGTACCGTCCAACAGCATCCACGGCATACCCTGAGACATAATACGGAACTTTAGGCTGAATACCATCAATATTCAATTCCACTGTCGTTTTATCGTGATAGAATGCTCCAATCACATATGCCTTGGAATCTATTATGTCTCCTGTAAATAAATCTTTATCTGCTGTATGGTCAGCATTATAATACACTCCATCTTTTGGAGACGTTGTTGTATAGTTAGCAGGTGTATTGGAAATCGTAACTACGATTCCATCATATGCTTGGTTTTCTGAATTACACCCATTAGCCGGAGCAGGAATGTTCCATGTTATTTTCGCAGTTGTATCACTCGTTCGTGTAAAACGAATAGTAATTTCTTGTCCTTCATTTTTTATTTGATTAGGGTAATCTGCGAAATTACTAAAAATGCTCATTTATCTTTTATTCCAATATATTTTAATATTTATCAACCACAATCTTCAATTACTGCACCATTATACAATGATCCAGTAATCTCTCCATTAAGTGCTCTTAATGTTTTTTCACTATCTACCATTAATGCAGATATCATTAATGAAAAAAATAATAATACTGTAGATGTTTTTGTTTCCAAATTTGGATACGATGAATCATTAGCAATTTGATCTATTGTATTACGCATATAATCCATATGGTCAAAAAACCAATCCATATATTTCATGTACACAATTTTGGGAATTCCTTTCAAAATACATTTATTAATAAATGAACTGTGTATCTCCGTTATGTATAATTTCATTTCATACGACCAACGTTTATCTGACCACCCTGAATAATTTTCGTTAGCCATCTTTATTCCGATTTCTTGCATAGATCCTAATGAGCAAATTACTAAATCTTTCATTAAAGATTGACGAACAGGTTTATCCATGAATATATCTGTCGTATGATTGTCAACATCTAAAGCATGCTGTATCGTTGTAAAAAAAGTATGCATTAGTAATTTTTTTTGTTTATTTTCTACAAATCTAGAATGAAATTTTCTCGCCACAATTAATAATGACACATGAAATACTTTATAAATTGAAAACAGACAAAAGGCCAGAATAATTCCAGCCCATCCATAACTTTTTAATATTGTGACAAGCTCCAACACAACAGTTCCCCTAATATAATTCTTAATAATATATTTATCGTTAAGGAGAATTGTAATTTAATCAATAAGCTGCCGTGTAGAAGATATTATCCATGATTTTGTCTTGCTTTCATTCCATTGTGATTCATACATCACATTTTTATATTTCATTTTCTTAGGAATAATCTCATTCTGTTTTCTCTCCCATTGAAATTCTATTTCTTCATTTAATTTCAATGAAAGGTAAGAACGCTTTCCATCTTCAATAACCGGAATCTTACAATATTTAATCAATTTGTGTACTGTAGAAAATTCTAATATATTATCAGCATCTTCTAACAAACGTGCCTTTACTTCATTGTAATATTCTGAAAATTTCATACATCTTCCAATTATCTTTAATTATTTATTCTAATATTTATGAATCATTATTACCAAATTATTGATAATCAGATTCCCATATAGAAACAACGCAGACATTTCATTTTAAACGGAGTACGTAACATAAAATCCTTTAATTTATGTTCAAGAATTATCGATATTTCAAATAATTGTTCTTCAAATTCTGAATTCGTTTTAAACTCTATTGACATTTTCAACCATCTCTCTTATAAATTCCGGAATCTCTTCTTCATCTACTAAATTATGCTTCTCTACATTCTCTTTCCATGTAATCAATCTCAAGTTCCTGTAGTCAGCACATACCTCTGGAGGAATCCCATTGTGAAAACAATAAGATCGTGAAGCAATATGATCCAAATGATACCCAATGTTACCAGCTTTAGCCAATACCCTTGGTAAATTATCAGGGTTCAAGATATGCTTATATTCTTTATAATTCTTCTTGGTTTCGTTTTCAACAATGGAACGGTACAAATCAAAATCTTTTTTATATACTAAAGATTCTTGATATTTTCGCTCATTGTTATTCAAACATCTTTCACGTTTTACTTCTACATTACAAACAGGACAATTGACTCCACGATTGAGTAGGTTGCCTAATTTTGATGTAAACGTGTGTCCACATTCTTTATTCGTTACAGACAATTTTATTTCATTTTTCCAAATTTCTGGAACTTCAAAATCAAATTTTTCTTTTAATCTGTTAATATTTCTAGATCGAATATCCACTAATTTTTGGTTCATAGTACATTTGGGACAACCCACGAATCCAGTCTTTCTGTGATTTGTTACTTTAGATTTAACAGTTGCACTAAAAATATTCTCACATAACAAACACTCTATATCCTGATGATCGTTAGATGTCAATTTTGGTTGTGTAGCGCGCAGTTTTACTTCATTTTCTAGGTAGTCTAAATATTCTTTTTTCATATCATTTACCCAGTTTCACACAATATAGCATACGTTCGAAAAAATGTCAACACTGTTCAGCTTGTGTAAACCTTACAAAAGAAAAATGGACGCTTGCGCGTCCATTTTTCGTACAACATTTAGTATTTCTACTATTAAACAAACTCTAGATTTACTAAATTTAACTTACCATAATAATCACTGCTGTTGCCTAGTGAGCTATTAGGATTAGTAAATGCTACGCGACCATAACGAGTCATTAGTGAAACAACTGGTTGGAAGGTAACAGGGTTAACCACTACACCACTTGACATTAGAGGAATGTAAGGGCAGTAATGATACCCCACATCAAGTTCCCCATTACCGCCCTTATACCCGACCAATATTTGATCGGTACCGAGAGGTGGTGAAACACCGGGTTGAGCCTGATTCCAAAGGTATGAATATACTTTGATAGTACCATTTAGAGTACCAACAAGCATAGTGTTGTTTGGACCTTTGAAAGAACCTTCTACGGCGGGAGCGAATACTGATTTAGCTGCGCTTTGGAGTATAGAAACCACCATCGGTGACACTACGATATAGTTACCAGCACCACGACGAGTTTTACGAGCGATTTCGTTCGCAATTTCGTTAATACGCACACCAATGTTAGCAAAACGGTCACCAACGAAGTGAGGCTGATACGCTGGAGCACCAGTTGCAACATGGTCATGGGTACGAACGGTACCAGCTAGAGCCAGAAGGTCGCCTATGATTTCAGCATCAATTTCCTGAACGATTTGAGCACTCACTACCTTAGTAGCTTCGCTTTCCATGTCCAGACCGTGCTGAGAATTCATATCTTGCATTGCTTCAATAGTCCAACCAGCTTGGAGTTTACGGGTACCAGCTTCGACGGCTTGTGAAACTATTTCTAGGGTCATTTTACGGCCACCGGAACCTTCGATAGTTGCACCGTTACCGCCTAATAGTGAACCACCGACAGTTTGAGTGTATCCGCCAAAATCTACAGTTGAAGTATTTTGCTGGAACACGCCACCCCATGCGGCACCTTCTGCGGTGTTTTCATCAATATTGGTAGGGACATCAAAAGCACCAATCCCTGATGCACCGGGAACCTGAGCGGAGCCAGTAGTACCGGAATAGAACGCACGGACTGGTTTATCGTTACCGAATGCTTCATCGCCGGCTGCGATATCATAGCCACCGAAAGGCGAACGTGATGGATCGTGAGCCATATCTTCAGCATATTTGAAACGTAGTGAGAACACCTGAGCCACTGGACCAGACATTGGCTGAACACCGACGAGTTCGGTAGCGATGGTGCCGGGGATAATACGACGAATCATTGGTAAAAGAGTTTTACGGAAGTTCGCAATATCGGCAGCACTGGTAGCTCCAGCAGCAGCGGTTTCATTTAACAGATGGTTACGAGTATTCTCCAGAAGTGGAGCTACAATTTTCTTTTTAGCATTATCTAGACCTTCAAGAAGGGTATCCTTAACTTCGGTCCAATTTTCATTCAAATTCATTTTATTTTCTCCTTATATTTAAAATTATGAATTTATTCACCTAATAATCCAGCGTGTCTGCGGAGTGCGACCCTTTCGGATTCAGACAATACAGATTGACGTTCTTGTATTACAGGCTCAACGGTGTCACCAGTTTTAACAATTTCTTGATTAACCTTAGTGACTTTGGTAGAAGTATTTTCAGCTAGTACCGATGTTTTATCTTCCTTCTCTGACTTATCTTCTGTAACTGTACTTTCGTGCAGTACACGCCCAATGTAGGTTTCGTAGGCTTCATTAAGTTTGTCTGTTGGGACGCTCTTAAGGATGGCTTCCATAATCTCACGGGGACGACCATGGAGAGATGAAAGGACTTTATTAAATTCTTTTTCTCTCACTAATTTATTTAAAGTAGTTTCGGATTCTTTAAGCTTTTTAGCTTTTTCTTCTAGAGCTACTTCTTGATCTTTTAACTTTTGTGCAAGTTCTGATTCATTGAAGAATTGTTCTTTGAATGTTCCTTCAATTGATTCAAACAATTTACGAGCGAATTCAATTTTCCGTACTTCTTCAATAGATTCTTTTAATTCTTTAATTTCTGAATCAAGTTCTTGTTTAACGAACACATCCAATGATTCTGCTAGTTGTTTCATATCTGCTTGAAGTTGTAGAGACATTTTTTCTTTTTCTTCTACTAGTTTAGTAGCGTATTCTGCTTCAAGGTCACGGAAACGATCAATAGATTCCCTTAATTCTGCGAGTTCTTCTTGATACAATGCAGTTATTTTAGTATCTAAAGCTTCAACAAGTTCTACTTTATCTTCCGCAAATTTTAGTGTATATTCTTCTTTAGCTTCGGTTATAGCAGTTTCACGAGCATCTGCTTTTACCTTTTCAATTTCAGTTTTAAACGCTTCCAGTAATTCATTTCTGGTATCTTCAGTTAAAAGTTCTGAAGAAAGCATTTTTTCTAGTACTTCATCCATTTGTGTACAACTCCTATAGGTTTGAATTATTTACTATATTATTTATAGGTAATGGAAATATTTTAGTTATATGGCGTTTAAGTTTGTTGTAAGTGATTGATTATAAAGGATTATTTTTATTAAAACTTATTTGTATTTTTATTTAAGTTATTGATTATAAAATGGAAATTTGGTGAGATTGGTGTAGTTGGTTGAAAAGTTGCTAGATAGATGTTATGATGTTGATCATTTTTTGAAGAGAATAATGGAATGAAATTAGAAGAGAAATATAAATTACTTGATGAAATTGAACATGTTAGATTGCGTCCGGGGATGTATTGTGGGTCTATTGTTAATATGGAACGCGATGAATGGATATATTCGGAAGGGAAATTCATCAAATCNAAAATTAATTATAATCCGGGATTGATTAAAATNGTTTGCGAAATTTTAGATAATTCTATTGATGAACATAAACGCAATCCTAATAAATTAAATCAAATTAATGTTAATATTGACAGAGAAAGCGGTAAAATATCCATATGGGATAATGGTGGAATTCCTGTTGAGAAACATAAAGATACAGATGAGTATATTCCTACAATGATATTCACTAATCTGCGTGCTGGATCAAATTTTAATGATAATGATGATCAATCATTAATTGGTACGAACGGCGTGGGAAGCACATTGACAGCAATTCTATCTACAGAATTTAATATTTCTACATGTGATGGAAAGCATCAATTGGATCAAAAGATTTCTAATGGATTGCGGGATATTGCTGATTCTAAAGTTAAGAAATCTAAAAAGAATTTTACAGAAATATCATTTATTCCGGATTATCGATATTTTGGAGAAGAAGGTCTTTCTGATGATAATTTGCATAAGTTAATTAAACGTGTATACGATTGTGCCGGATGCAACCCTAAAATATCATTTAGTATTAATGGTGAAAAAATAACATATGGATCGTATAAAGATTATATTAAACAATATACCGAAACATTTGTATACGATGAAAATGAAAACTGGCAAATAGCATTAGGAAATAGTGACATAGGGTTTGAATGTGTTTCATTTGTAAACTCTGTAGAAACGTATGATGGAGGAACACATGTGGATTATGTCATTAACCCTATTATTGTTAAAATTAGAGAATTTTTTACAAAGAAATACAAATACGATTTACGTCCTTCTGAAATAAAACAACAACTGATGTTGTTTATTAATGCTAATATCAATAGACCGAAATTTAATTCTCAGACAAAATCTAATATGATTTCTGAGCCTAAAGATTATAAAACAGAATGGAAGCCTTCAGAAAAATTCATTAAAGATTTGATGAAATCAGACGTTATGAAGGGGTTAATAGAATGGGCAGAACGTAAAAAAGAATTGGAGGAACTGGAAGCATTACGGAAAAAGAATAAGAATCTGGATAAATCTTCTAATTCTTTAAAGAATATTCCAAAATACGAGCCTGCTATTTCTTCTGTAAGATCGAATTGTAAGTTGTTTATTACCGAAGGAGACAGTGCATCTGCGCCTATTTTAGCTACAAGAAATCCAAATTTTCATGGAGTGTTTCCATTAAAAGGGAAGCCTATTAATGTTCGAGGAATGAAGGTTAAAGATTTATTAGGTAATAAAGAATTAGAGAATATAATGAAAATTATTGGGTTACAATTTGGAAAAAAACATACATTATCTGATTTAAGGTATAGTGGATTAGTAGTGGTTCATGATGCTGACCAAGATGGATATCATATTTTTTCATTGGTGATGAATATGTTTCAAGTATTGTGGCCTGATCTATTGAAACAAGGATTCTTGTATAAATTACAGACCCCTATTGTTAGAGTAACAAAAGGGAAGGAAGAACTTGAATTTATGAAGCTTCAAGATTATTATAATTGGGAAAGCAAGCAAAAGACTAAGAATTATACAACGACGTACCTTAAAGGGTTAGGTGGCAATGATACAAAGTATTTCAAAAAATACCTATCGGATGAAAAATACCTATTCCAAATAAGAACAGAAGATGAAGAAGACGCTAAAGCATTAGAAATTGCATTCGAAAAATCTAAAGCAGATGAAAGAAAAAATTTTATTTACGGAAATATAGATGAATAATATTAGAATTAAAGATTTTATTACAAATGAATGGTGTGAATACGCAGACTACGACAATCGTAGAGCTATTCCACATATTATGGATGGTTTAAAAATCACNCAACGCAAAGCGTTGTATACAGCTACTAAAATGTCNAAAAGCGATAAACCCATCAGGGTAAGTCAATTTGCCAGCAGAGCCTCGGAGATGTGCCAATATCATCACGGAGAGCAATCATTAATTACTACTGTAATCAATCTTGCCCAAGATTATACAGGAAGTAATAATTACCCATTGTTATTCAAACAAGGACAATTTGGTAATAGGCTGAATGGGGGGATAAGTTCTGCTCCAAGGTACATCAATACAAAATTACATGAGAATTGGAATGTATTCTTTAATGACGAAGATCAGAATGTAGTAACGTATTTGTACGACGATGGAGACAAAATTGAGCCATCATATTTCATTCCTGTTATCCCTATGATACTAGTCAATGGGGCCGAAGGAATGGGAAATGGATTCAGTACAAAAATTCTATCTTATTCTGTTCAACATATTATTAATGCTATACAAGAATACACCAAAACTAAGACTATACAAACAAAATTAGTTCCATTCATCAAAGGCTATACAGGGAAAATTGAGAAGGAAGATAGGCAGACTGTTATTACAGGAGTTGTTCAAAAAGTAAATTCTTATAAATTACATATCACAGAGCTTCCTCCACATTATGATAATGAAAAATTCAAGAAAGTATTAAATGATTTGGTAGATAAAAAAATCATCAAAGATTATGAAAATCATTCTACAGAAGATGCATGGAGTTGGATAATCAAATGTGGTAGTGAACTGACATCTAAATCTAATGAAGATCTTATTGAAATATTTTCTCTACGATACAAGATTACAGAAAATATCGTGTGTTGGGGGATGGATGGAAAACGACCTATAACATTTGATTCTCCCGAAGAATTAATTAAAGTGTGGTGTGATGAACGTCTTAAGTTGTACAAAGATGTTATACAGTTCAAGATCAATAAAATCAGTCAGGATATCATTGCTGCTGATCTTAAAGTGAAATTTTTGGAATGGTGTATTAAAAATGATATCAAGAATTTTACTAAAAAAGAACTGCTAGATGGCATTCAGAATAATATCAAACATATTACTCCAGAATTATCTGAGAAATTTGTTTCTCTTCCAATATACAAAATCACTAAAGACGAAGTAGAAAAAGAAAAAAACATAATCCAACAACTGTTGGACGAATTGGATATTGCAGAAAATACCACTCCTGATGGATTGATGATAGAACGACTGAAATCTGTTAAATTATAAATACTTAAATAACAATTCAAAAACAACATGAAATTTATCCAATTCCTAATAGAACAACAATCTGCTAAATCTCAACATCAACTAGCGTATCAAAGCATGTTGTCATCTTTGGATGACGCTCATGTATCCAAACGTAATGACGGGTGGCAATTTAATTTTGGAACAGTTTCAGGATCATCCAAATATCGCAATCTTGACATTAGGTTATTCAAAACTGAATATGATGGCACTGTTAAATTGGG